TGCGCGCTTTTTTCTAAAAAGCGCATTGGACATTTTTGCGCGCTTTTTTCTAAAAAGCGCATTGGACATTTTTGCGCGCTTTTTTCTAAAAAGCGCATTACATTTGTAACTGAAAGGGAAGCGATCGTGTACCTGCGGATGACATGTTTAATGGCTTTTCTAATGGAATGGGTAGGTGAGAAATATCATTTAGGTAGTAATTGTATTGTTCAATTTCCGAGATGATACGGGGGACTGCCCATTTGACGACGAGATCATTTAATTCACGGATCTGTCCATCTAGGTTAAATGTATTGTTTTTGGAGTATTGTAAATACATTGCACGCATAATCATTTTCAATTCATCCACATCTTGATTATCAATGACGTACTTTTTGGGTCCACTTATACGGTAGACTTCTTTTCGGATTTCTTGTTGAATACGATCCGCGTTCGTACGGGTAAAAAAAGCATCAGAAAGTGCTGTATGGTCCCAGTTTCCCCGGAGCATATCATCCGCAAAGCTTACTTCCGTTTGTTTGGGATAACTGAAACCGGCTGAATCAGGTACGACGGCACCGGTAGAGGAGGGGGTGGAATGAAGATTGACTCTGCCATTCTGTCCACCGATACCATAATTGGTATACGGGAGTTCAAAATCGGGGAGGGGAGCACCGGCGGAAGACATTCTATCACCCTCTTGTGTTTTTTTTCTAAGCTCTGAATATACACATGTCATCTGTTCAGTCTTTTCTACGTCAGCGTAACGTTTCTACTTCCACCCTCGCTGCGCCAGCGGACAATGGTTGCTATTATGTCTTTGTTCCCACTGCAGGCAACTATGTTGGCAACTATCCACCTGGATTCTTGGTACAACAGAATGTTGTAGTTGGTAGTGGGCTTAATAAGCAGGGATCTCTCATCCGTGACATGGGAAAGACTATCAAGGCTCCAGTTAGCGTCGATGGTCTGGGTGATGACCTTGGTGCTCCAGGATTTTTCCGTGAAGTCCAGCTTATCAACCCTGTTGCGGTCCTATATCCCACTAGCAGCACCACCTTTGGCGTAGGTGTTGCATCTCAGGGTGCTCAGACTCTACCATCCGCTGGCAACCCTGGTGATGCTGGATATAACACCTATTATCTTCCGATTGTTGTGGATGGCGTCCTTGCTGATGGTGCCACCCTCCCAGACACCTACCTTCCACTTGGCGGACAGCTCTAAATTGCTTTTTTATCTATTCCATACTATCCATTCATATGACAAACAAATGAAATACATGATCATTATTTCATTTGTTTACAAATTGATCTACTTTTAATATGGTAATAAGATAGTATAACAATGAACGAAAAGACCACATTTAATATTTATCTACTTCTTTATATCATTGTTGCCACTTTGATTGTATTACGATTCACTTACCAATTATATGGAGCGGGAGAGGGAGTCACAGCCTTCTTCTTTTTCATAGGAGCAACGTACATCTTTGTCATCTATGGGCTACGATGGTTTAGCGGTGATGCCTCACTGTTGTCAAATGCTCCGGTTTCTTGGCCACCTGTTATGAATACATGTCCTGATTATTTAACCTATTACAATTTAACAAACAATGGCAAAAAATATGACATGTGCATTGATTTATTAGGCGTCTCGCGAAATGGTGGTATAACCAAGTTTCCAGCAGGTGCCACCCCTCCCGGACCAGACGCTTCCTGTTACTTTCCACTAGCAACTGAAAGTGCTGACCCAGAAAAGAAGCGTGCCGAATTATGCCAACGGACCATGGCAGCAGGTTTGACATGGGAGGGTATTACCAACGGTGAAAGCTGTATTACACCTGATGGGCGCCCATCAGGCGCAACTGCCGCTGCTACAACTGGATGTCCCGCGAAGTAAATGAATATATGTGCTTTATTGATTGATCATGAGTTTAGTAACAATTGCCGATCATTCAAGAACCGATAAAAATACAGTACATTCCTATTTAGAATTATACCAAAAGTTATTAGAATCTAAGAAGGAAACCGCACGACATGTATTGGAGGTAGGAATATACCATGGTGGAAGTATCAAAATGTGGAGTGATTTTTTCGTACATGCAACCGTCTATGGATTAGATATTATGCACCAGATTCAAGTATGGGATACTATCAAAAATAATAAGAAAATTGTATTGCACACATCCACCGATGCGTATGACGAATCGTTTTTTACAGCTAATTTCTTAGATAAAAACATCAAATGTGATTTTATGTTGGATGATGGACCACATACATTGGACTCTATGAAACATTTTATTAGATTATATTCACAAATCATGACGGATGATGGTATACTCATCATTGAAGATGTTCAGCATATTGATTGGATTGACGCATTGAAAGATGCTGTTCCTGAAGCATTGAAACAATATATCAAAGTATATGATTTACGCTCCAATAAAGGTCGTTATGATGATATTGTATTCACTATTGATAAATGTAATCTCTAAACACGCCTCCATGAATATCGTATCAAATAATATCTATCAATAGAATGCCGAAAAAAGGTGGAATGCGCAAACGCACATCAAAAGCAATTTGCCGAAAAGAAACCCTTAAAAAATATCGTATTCGCTCATCCCCACCTTATCGTGCCACCCTTTGCGTAGGACAAAAAAAGAAAGGTAATGATGGACACATGTACATATCCAGATCAGATTTTGATGTTGCTTCAGCAAGATGGGTGCGAGTCTAAGTGCGTTTATTATCCAAAAAAAACATCTTCGGCTAGATTGTGAAGACGTCCTCTTCACAGTAGCATTCATAGTTTAGTGGCAGAATGGCTCCCTTCCAAGGAGTCGGCACGGGTTCGATTCCCGTTGGATGCATCTTATTCTTTTTTACAATATGAAATACATGTTATAAAAAAGAATTCTATTGGAAGAATGTAAAGAAAGATCGATACTACAAAGATAGTATGGTTCGCACGAGTTTACCTGAAAAAGATACAGCATGTCTTCATCCTGATATTGAAACCGCGATGCTCCAATGGCTCCAAACCCGTTCGCATCCCGCCTTTTTACTCATCGGTCCTCCAGGTGTGGGGAAGACGACCATGGTCTATCGCGTATGCAAAGAGGGTAAATTTTGGATCCAGGAATTTAACGCCAGTCACACCCGAACAGGCTCCAGTTTTCGTCAAACCATCATGCCACTTCTCATTGAAACGGGTGTTAGTAAATGGATTCATCCCACTACACCCAATGGACGTGTTGTTCTGTTGGATGAAATGGATGGGTTGTCGCAAGGTGAAAAAGGTGGACTACAAGAGCTATTGGACTATTTAAAATCCAAACGAAATTTTGCCGATGATTGTCCACTCGTTCTGATTTGTAACATTTTAGAGGGGCGTATCATGCAACAACTCCTTAAATATTGCTGTGTCCATTATGTCAACATGCCTAAAAAAGAGAAATTGATGGAATATTTTAAAACAGACATTCCTGATTCCCTCTATTTGTTAGGCGATATTCGTAAAGTATCACAGAGCTTAATTTATCAAGATAAAATGGGATACATGCCTGGAAAAGATAGTACCATTGATCGAAACATTCATGTCGCCATACGAGCCTCCTGGTTTACCCTCTTTGAACACTGGGGAGAAAATGATGAACTCGATCTGGAAACCAAAGACGCCAATTTAGCAGGTCTTCTCTTTCATCAAAATTTACCCTTATTCTTAGAGAAAAAATCAGATGATCCGCCTACACGCAATGTGGCGCCATTTGAAGTCTATGAAGACATCTTAGATTTTTTGAGATGGAGCGATCGCGCCGATTTTTGGGCATTTTTTCATCAATGCTGGAATTTGCTTCCCTTGTCCTATCGCCTTAAACTAAAATACCCCAATTTATATTTACAAAATTATGATAAACCCGTTCATATCCCTGAACCAAGTGAATTACAATATACACTCGTTCTTACAAAACAATCAGCATTATTTAATGCGTGGAAGGAAATGAATCGTGTTGCGAATGAGCATCATATTCCTTTTCGATGTGTAACACAATGGGCGACTCATCAAACAGGTAAAATTTATGAAACACTAGGTGTTAAACTTGAATCTCCGAATGTAAATGGAGGATCTGAAGGGGGGTTACTCTCCCTAGGCGCTGTGCCGAATGAATCAGCACTTCCTTCCACTCGGAAACGGGCAGTTCGTGGTAAAAAATCAAGTGTGAAGTAGACGCCAATGAAATCCCTCTTATCATTTCTACATTAGATATAAAAATAATATGAGTGGTCCCTTGCTGATAATTTTTAATAGTTCGGCGTAATGAAAATAAATTATTTTCAATTCGTTCTACTTTTAATCCTAATTTATCCATTTCTTCAAAAAGTTGATAATAAATATTATCAAATGCCGAATAAATAATAATTTGCTTGTCTCTATTCTTCTGTAACACGTCCAAACAAATCTCCATTTTTGATTTCGCAATCACAATTTGTTCCGTCTTTAACGATGTCATACAACACATGTTCACTGGACCTAATCCCTCCCTACATGTTGGACATTTTGGATACAATAACGTATTTTTAAGAATACATTTTCCACAATATAACTGAAAACAACAATTAACAATCGTAGGATATTCACACGTTTCTAAACAAATCATACATTCATTATCTTTCATTTTACGTAAAATGATTTGCTGTTTCATTGGATGCTGAAGAAGATACTGATCCATATCCTCAAACAAAATTCCAAGTGATTGAAATAAATAAGGAATGTTCTGTGAACGAATCGTAAGAGGAATACGTCTGTTCTGATAATAATGTGCCAGTGCTTGTAAATTCATATGAGGACGACACGATATGTATTCTGTCATAATGGATGGTATATTCATACTCTGTTGCAATGTCCCCTTTGCATTTCGTACCACCATATATCCACGTAACGGATGATAAAATGGTAAATAATCCTTTAAAAAAATAGAAGATACAATATTCCCCTCATAATGTGTCGTGATATCATCCAATAACCATTCCTCTAATTCAGGATGCATATGAACACGATCCCGTAAAAAGAAAAGGTGACTCTTCACAATGATAGGAGTTTTACAAAGAAGTGGTATCCAATTCGTAGCAATCAACCACATAAATTGAAAAGAAAGAGGTGGGTCCGATGAGTGTAAATAGATCGTTGATGCTTCATCCATCATGATATGATTCCATTGAATACGATGTTCCGTTGCATATTCTTGTACATAACGGTAACATTTATTAGTAGTTAATACAAATTGACTATTAATGATCGTTTGTGCCAAAGTATCTCCCTTTATCATTCGTTTGGTTTCAATTGGTACATAATTCATAGTCGTATGCTTTTCAATTTCATGACGCCATTGATTAAATAAACTATGTGGTACAATAATCAAATTGGTAGAACGTTCCGATAATGTAACAATTTCATGAGAAAAGAAATAGGTAGAAGAATGATTTGTTAATTCACATGTATTTCTCGGAAAAATAGTAGGCTGCGACGCAAGATACGCCAACATGCTCAACGTCTTCCCTGTTCCAGATGGATCCCCCACAATTCCGATTTTTCCATTTATCACATGATTTCCTACTACAAATCCACGTATCATTTTATCACGATACGCATGCATCCCATTCACAAGTGTCGTTTGATGTGGATAAAGTGGCGTCATGATATTTGGATAAGCTGTTGTGTGTAGACACGGTGTCAATGTATTACGATAGACATCATTTAATACAACTAATTTATCATACAATAGACCATCGGTCATCTCTCTATTATTAGATAATTCTAATTAACACCCTTTAGGTTATAGGGATTCCAATAAGGTAGGGAGACTATGATAAAATTCTTGCAAATGGGGTTCCATTACGATATCTTCCAAATGATATGCGGTTTCTTTCATTTTATGGGGATGATGTCCTGCTTTTTCATGCTCTTCTCGTAGCTTCGTTTTATCTACTGTATTATCTATATGACATATTACAAGAATGGTAGATAATGGATCTAATTGTATCATAGGATGTGAATAATTCTCTAAAAAAGATAGTTCTTCTGCCTTTGTGACAAATTCATTATACTGATGAGTATCCGCATATGTCTTTCTCCATGCCATCGTACCATTCGTTGCATGATGTGATCCGTGTGGACCGATACTATATATCTTTTTCGTATCTATGTAATACATGTACATTTGAGATGAACCTGCCAGTTGGATCGTTGGATGTTTTTTAAAGGCATCTACTACTGTTTGCACACGTTGTGCTGGATAATAGTCATCATCATCCATTGCAATGATAATCGCACCTCTTGCTTCTTTGTTCAATCGATTACGCTTTTCACCAATTCGCATTTTTTCAGGATGATGGATATACCGAAGATGCGGAATAGATGCTTCTTTGAATAGATCTTCTACCTTATCGCGCCCATCATCCAAAATAATCCATTCCATCTTCTCCTTTGGAAAGGTTTGCTGTTGATAGATTTGAATCAATGCTGGTATGAATGGGCGACGGTGATACGTTGGTGTGACAATCGATACTTCGATCATTTTCTTATCAATTGCGCTCCTTGTTTAAATAGGGATCATACATTATTGTCGCACAGGTGCGGATGGCTCCTGAAGAGTAATAGTTGCTGGCAAAGATTCAGCTTGAAGAGGTACTTGTTCGGGTATAGATGCTGGAATGGATGCCATTTCTTTTCTTTTCTGTTGATTTGCAATGGTTTCTGGCAGGGGTGCTGGTTCAGCAGCCTTTTTTCTCTTTTTTTCCTCTTCTTCCTCTTTTTTCTTCTCTTCCGCTTCCGCTTGTCCTATACCTTGAGGTCTAAAAAATTGTACCCTTTCTTTCTTTTTTTCTTCTGTTTCTTCCTTTTCTTCCTTTTCTCCTATCGCAGGTGTCTTACTTGGTTCGATTGTTTCAGGTTTTTGAATGGGATGCATCCCTTCAATTGTTAATTTCTCCTCGATGATTCCATACCATTTCTTAAAGGGTGGTGTTTCTTTGATCTTTTCAATGTATTCAAATGATCCATTTAAATCATTCCAATAATTTTTCATAATGATTTCCAAACGTTTATTTTCCTTCTCCATTCGCTCAGGCTTATCCGATTTTTGATACATAAATGCCCATAAAAAGAATCGCACAAATGGAGATGTAGGATAGTACGTTGTTAAAGGCAAAATCGCAAAGATCATAGGAAAACTTAACGGTGGTTTTACATCCGCAGATGACAAATTCTGATTGTAATAATCATAACCCTTTTTTAATAAATAATACAATGCTACAAAAAAAGCACAGGGAGC